AGAGCCGCCAGCTAACTACTGAATACGGCTCTCTTAAAATATTTTATAGTGTTTTAGACTTAAGCAGCCTTGAACATGTCAAGTACTTCTTGTGGTGAAGGAAGTGTTGGTTCTTGACTCTCTGTACCGTAAATCATGTCTTCGAGAGCCTTTAACTTTGTAGGGTCAGCTCTAAGGGAATTGATTACGATATGAGCAACAGGCTTGTAACCTGTAACCTTAACTGGAGTAGTTGTAACTTCCCAGCTGAATTCTTGTGCTTCTGGGCTCTCGTTAACAGTGTTGTTAGACTTAGATGAAGGAGCCGCTAAAGCGTTGTATACAAGGTGAATCTTGTATCCGAGGTCGGTTTGCTTTACATCATTACCAACAAGTGTTCTGTATGAGAAGCCAAATTCTCTACGAGTTTGCTGTGTTAAAATAACACCGTCTTCTGGCTCAGCGCAGCCATCGCAAACTTCGAACTCTTCTGGGAATGTGTATGCTTTAATTGAGCAACCAAATTCCTCATTTGACATAAGATTTAAATATTTTTGGTTGTCGGCATAGAAAGGATTTGCTTCACCGCCTGAAGGTGATTCATCAACACCAATTAAACCATTCCAAGCGACACCGTTACCGTATGCACCAGCTTCGTCTTTAACGAATACTACGCCTTGGTCACAACCAGTTTCGTAGCGTTTCTCGCCGGTCTTATCCCATTCGATTTTAGGCATATCATTGCCCTCCTTTTAATAATATAGATTAACGTTAAATGATAAAGATTCAGTGCAACACAAAAAATATAATTATGAAAGAGACTACCTTTCTTTTTAAAAATAGTATTTTTTAAAAGAATCTTTATCGATTTAATAATATAAAGTAAATGTTGTATGATTAAGATTCTCAGATTTAAAGAAACGATCAAAGCTACAATAAGGAAGCTGTTGAAGTTTCAGTGCAACGACAGTATCTGGATCTTCATCAATTAAAGTAATATCGTAGGAACTCATGTGTTTGTATAAAGCATTATTAGCATACTTAACGTCTGGTTTCCTAATTGTATAAACTATTGCGGGGTAATTCATTTTAATTGACTCGGGAGGATTGAAATACACGTTTCTTGATTCGAGTATCGCACAAAGCGTCTCATGTAGAGATAGTCTACTAGCCATTGTATAATCCCCCCGCTGTCAATATAAGTCTAGGGTGCCTAGGTTCGATATTTGTAATCTTCCACTTAGCACCCATAAACTCTATATACTTCATTGAAGCGAAGTGACTTGACGCAAACGCGTCGGCTATCATACTGAACTGACTATTGACGTTTAAATTGTCATTAGTGCTGTCAGACTGAGTGGACCATCTGCTATTAAACCTTTCAACCTCGCAATAGTACTTACGCTCTGTGATTTGGTCTTTCCATACACCAGGCGTGGTTTCAACCGTTTCAGCAAAGCCTATTGTACCAAAGAATTTAGGCATAATCGTCACTCCATTTTGAATTTTTTAAAGGCTTATCGATTAAGCTTCTGCAATCTCAAGAGCGATAGCAGCGTAAGGCTTAATAAGAGCGCCTGAGCAACGAGTCTCAATGAGGTACTTCTGAGCGTTGTAGTCGATGTCGAAGTCGTCGAACATGTTTACAGCACCGCCCTTGTCAGCACCAACATTGTAGTCCTTAAGGTTTACAATAATACCCATAAGAGCTCTCTTGCCACCATCGGTTGTTCTTGTAACGCCTTCCATTACAGGAACTGTTACGATGTCCTTTACACGAAGAGCATTCTTAAGCTTTTCTACGCTATCGTAAAGAACTCTACCAGTTGAATCCTCGAGAAGGAGACAATCTGTAAGCATGTCTTCAGTTGTGTAAAGTGTAGGTTCGCCTGAGCCCTTGTAGTTCTTTCTTGACTTAATAGCAGCCTTAATGAATGCCTTAGCTGCGTCTTCGCCTTCAGCTGGCTCTACAAGAGTCTTGATTGTGTAGAGGTCTTCGTCAGTCCAGATAGGACGAATGTTCTGCTCGTTAATCTTGTCGTCGGAAGATGTGGAACGACCGTCACCGATAAGGATAGCACGAGCCTTTTCCTCATCGAGCATCATGCGCATTTCAGCCTTAATCCAAGCAACTACATCGAAGTCTGTGATGTCAACGATGTCGTCACGGTCAAGCTTCTGCTTCTTGTAAATAGTTGTAGGTGTAGTTGTTCTCTTAAGAAGACCGAACACTTCTTCCTTCTTAAGCTTACCCTTCATGTAACCCTTCGCTCTTGCGTCTTCTTCTGTAATATCAGCGAACATAGACTTAATGCGTGAGAAAGGTGTGTGATGAACTGCTGCAATAACCTTTGCAACCCAACCCATATCTCTCTTAATGAATTCAGGTGTAACATTAAGGTTGTGTGCTTCTGGGTATAAGAATTGTGTACCGTTGATACCGTAGTCTTGTGTTACTTCAGCGTACTCAGTATCGCCAGCGTGAGCTAAATAGCTCTCCTTTAAGCTACCGTAAGTCTTAGCCTTGCTAAAGATGCTTTGAACATCTGAGTGGCTTAGGTAGTTCTGAGTGTCTCTCTCGTCGTTTTCGAATACATTGTGTTTCATGTCGTTATCTCCTTCATCATCATTATCAGATTCATTTTTAGCATCTTCGTATGCTTGACCAACTAGGTAATGTACAACATTCTTTTGTTCTTCTGTGAACTCATTGTACACGTCTTGGATGGTTCTTTCCTTCTTTGCTTCTTCAGCCATAGGTTTGTTCTCCTTTTCTGGTTCTTTGTTAGTATCTTGCTGTTCCTCAGCGTGAGATAGTTCGAAACCTTCATCACATAGGCTAAGACCTACGAAACTGATGACTGCTTCTTCGTCTGATCCTTCTCCGTGACTCATATCGATTGAGTCAATGTATGCTCCAGGATTTGCTCCTGCTAGAACAAGGCTTACTTCACGAATAGCTCCGTGAGAAACTTTTCCTTGTTGCTGTTTGAGTTGATTAGCATAAATAGATAGTGCTAATACATCTCCATGCTTCACCAATTCCTTGGCGTTTCTTCCCTGCTCAGTATCGTTGAACTTACAATAAGCATAAACGCCTTCGTCACGATTCTTTAGCAGTGCGTGTCCTAGAACATTGAAGGGATCATCATGCTGGTGATTCCAAACGAGTGGAACTTTGTTACCGTCATTGTGTTTAAATGCATCTTTTAGGATTGTTCTTCCATCAGAACACTTAATATTATTTCGGGTAGCCCAGCCACTGAAATCAAATTTCTCCATTTTGATTTTCCTCCTCCATGATCATTCCTGTGTTGTCGGTCATCGGTTGTTCCGTCTGGCTTTCAGGAGCATTCATACGCTTATTTCTAAGCTTGTCTGCTCTAGGGTCGCTTGATGGCTTTCTTCCTATCATATGTCTAAATTCGTTAGATGTCATTATCTCTTGACCAATAAATGCCTCAGCTATAGTAGCTAATTTAGTTACTGGAACAAGTCTGAATGGATCTCTAAAGAACATAATAGACTTACCTTGTGACCGAGCGGTTTTTGTTAGAAACTTTCGTTTCGATTCATCAACAATAGCAGATAGGATAGGCTCAATTGTACGGTTGTCGTAATTAGTCATAGTGTTCTCGTCTGCTGTACCGTCTAAGACAGCCTGAGTAATGTTTAACTGGCTATATAGCATACTCGTTAAATACTCAATCTGTTTCATTAGATTGTTTTCAACAGGACGGTTCAACTGAGTAATACGCTCTGTGGAGTCTACATAAGCAACTCCATACTTAGAACCAGCCAATTGTTCTTCCATATCTTTTCGCCTTTTATCGGCTTGTTGACGTCTTGTATCAGTTTTTATGGTATAAGGTAGCTGAATAATTAAGTCTAGTTTTCCTGAACTACTTTGTTCATCTACCGCATCCAACAGATTTAGTTTTCTTTTAAGGCGCTGTAGGGTCGAGTTCGGTTCATTCATAACTGAATAGAAAGGATTCTCGATAATAGCCACTGTTCTTTTTGGAAGTTCGATATCTTCTTTCTGTCCTGTTCTATCATTGTAAACACGAACCTTAACAGTATCCGGACGCCATTCTAGAATTTTACCAGTTCGCATCGTTAAGATGTCATATGAATTAGACTTCTTTGGGTCGATGTTTGTGTCGACTGGTACCATTGCTACGCATCCTTCGTCTAGCATAGACATGACAACATCTTGAATAAAGGCTCGTCCAGTCTGGTCCTTATTTGCTTCTATGGAGAAACATTCATTTAAACCAGAATTAATATCATATAGATAACGTCCTTCCTCGTCGAGTTGAACATGTCTAATCGCTATAGAGGCTGCGT